ACCAGAGAAACCTAAGTTTAATGCCATATCTTCAGAATTGTCAAATACTCCGTAAGAAGTACCACCAGCTCCGTAAGAATTCATAGAAGCTAACATGTCGTCCATTGCTAACGAAGTAGCTCTGTTTACAAACATCATGTTTTCCTCAATAGCACCTTGCTTGTCAAACTCAGCTAAAATAGCGTCAAATTCAGCTAAATCAGTTGCAGCGTTAACACCAGTAATACCAGAAGTAATATTACCTCTATCTTCGATAGCAGCAAATAATCCTTCAGTACCAACGTTTGCTCCAGTAGCATAGTTTAAGTGAGCGTCAACTCCATTGGCAGCACCAGTGCCACCAGCACCTAGTGTGTGAGCATTGTCAGATCCAATTATACCTTCAAGCATTGACATTTCTAAATGATCGTTAAAACGAGCTCTTGTGTCAGATTCAGCTTTTAAGTACCACATGTATCCAGCAGCACCGGTTTCAGAAGCAGTTTCAACCCAACCAATTCTAGATGCATCAGAACCTGATACTTCGTAGTAATCTTTTAAGATAATTGGTTTGTTAGAGAAAGTTTTGAAAGCAGGTTCGTTAGCTCCTCTTGATTCAGCTCCGTCATAGTTATCTCCTTTTGCAAATTCAGAACCATAAACTAATACAGTTGTTCCTTTGTCAGCAGTAGCACCTGCTGTAGGAATTGTAGCGTTGTCATAACCAGCAACAGTAATGTCTGACACGTTACCAGCAGTACCAGCACCGTCAGCCAAAGAAACTACAATCGCCTTGTAAACTCCAGTGGCGTTTGATATAATAACAGTGTCATTTTTTCTAATACCGTGTTTCTGTGTAATACCAGCAGCAGCAAATCCAGTTCCATCTATATCAGATTGTATTGTGATAATATTGTTCGTATCAATGTCAGCTAAGTAAGATAAGTGTAATCTACCTTGCTCTGACCAAATAACTTGATCAGCAGACATAGATTCTTCAGCTCCTACTTGTGAAAGAAATCCTGATATAGTTCTCGGTCCGAAAACTTCAGCTTCTTTTTCCATAAGATCTGGTAAGTATTGTTGTGCCCAACCACCTGCGCCATTTAGGTCTAAGTAGTTTGTTGATAGTGTTTGTTGCCCCGAAGCCGGAACAACATTCAGATTTGGGCCATTTGTAATTGCCATAATTTTGTTTTTTTAATTTTTAAATTTATTATTTTTAATTTTAAACTTAAAATCAGAAGAATTTTTCCCTAACACTTTATACGTTGTACCACCTGTTTTAATTTCCCCATGACTTTGTCTTGGGTTCATATCCACATTCTTGGCTTTAGCCATACTATTTTTCATAGCATCTGCCTTACCTTGGTCGTAAAAGTGTTTTGCAACAGCATCAGCGTTCATAGCTGTGTAAAGAGATTTGTGATAACCCTTAGCATCTGATAGTGTTTGATTTTTATCCAAAAACTTTTTGGTAAAATTATTTATATCACTTTGGGTGTTCTTAACCTCTTCAGCATTATTAACATTAAATCGATATTTTTTATCCCCAACATTATATTCAAAACCTTTGAACTTGTCATTGAAAACCTGCTCGGTCTTCTGGGTAAAAACATCTGTATTTTGTTTCACTGCTTTTTGAGTTACTTCTGACTCCTTGTTGTACCTATCAAAGAAGTTAACGGCTTTTTGTTGCTCAGTTGTGAGTTTCGATCCAGCCTTAATTTCTTCATAGTATGTAGACTTTTGCCCGTCTAAGTGGCTTTTAGCGTTAGCAACTTGCTCTTTTAACGCTATTTTTTTCTTTCTTATTTCTCTATCGTCGTCCATATCTTCGTCGAATGAGAATGTATCTTCCATAAGGAAGTTAATTTCCTCTGCATCTAAATGAGGTTTAGTTTGCTTGTAATACTCACGCAACAAACTAGTATCATCTAGTTTCGAGTAATCTTGATTAAGCTTAACATAGTCACTTAAATCCCCGCCAGTATCCTTCATAAAATCCATTAACTTTTGAATATTCTCTGGTAGTGGTTTTCCAGTAGCTTCGGCTTCCGCTATAGCTTCTTCAACCTTTTCTTCAACCTCTTCAACTTCTTCTTCAGTAATTTCTTCTAATACTGGAGTTTCTTGTGCTTGTGCTTCCGGTTGTACTTCTTCTTGTTCTTGTGTGGCGTCGGCATCTTCAGTGCTTGCAACCACTCCGCTGTCGTCAGCGTTACTTTCTTTAACTTCATCTTCTTTTGGTGTTGGGGGTTTACTTAAATCTACTTTCATAACGCTATCGTCACCTGCAGACTCAAATTTACTTTCATCAACTTGTTCAGTTGTTTCTTGCGTAGTCTCTTCGACTACTTCTTCTAACTTTTCTTCCATAATATAATATAATAATAATTAATAATTCTAACTAGGGTCAAAACTACCTAAATCGAATCCGCCACCTAGTATATCATTACCTGCGGACTCAAAGTTTTTAGGTGGTTTACCACCATTTCTTTGTTCAATCATCTCGCTTTGTTGAGTTGCTTGAATTTTTGTTCTTTCGTCTTTACGATCTTCTTTTTCTTTTTCGCCTGCTTTTTTTCCTTCTACCTCCACACCCTTTAATTGCATGTTCATTTGAAATTCTAATTGCATTAACTCTTTCTTGTGCTCTACCTCCTGCATCATTTTCTGAGAAGCTAGTTGAGATTTTAGTTGTTCTAGCTCAGCTGTACCAGCATTCATGGCTTGATTTTTTTGCATTTCAGCTTGAGCAGCTGCTTGAGCAGACTGAGTGTTTGACTGCGTTTGAGCTTGGATATTCTCCATTTGCAACTGCCTATCAGTTTCTTGTTTTTTCTTTCTACGTATTTTAAGAAGTTGATTAGCTAGTTTTATGTTATTTATCATTCTTAAATCAATAGCATCTTCTAGCTCTATATTTTTTTGCTGCAATGCCATTTGGATATTATTTTCTAACATTGCTTTTTCTTCATCATCAGGCGTTAGCTCTAAAAATATACCAAAGTCATATAAGTGAAGCTCTGACATTTCTTCTAACGTAGCTACGTTGTGCGTACCTATAGCTTGTATGAAAGCATCTTTTGTTGGAGAGTACTCTATCACATCAGATATTCTAAGCGACAAGCACTCAGCTGTTTCTGCGGTTAGAAATAATCCAGCTTGCAGTATGTGTCTAGTTGCCGTGTTGGAATTTGCTGCCGCTAGCTTCTGAACTCCAACTAAAGCATTTTTATCAGGAGTACTACCATCTCTAGCTTCATTAAGTCCGGTTACATCTCTTATCATTTGTAAGTAATAGTTATACGTGCCGATTAAAGCTTGCATTTTATTACCACCAGATCCACTTGTGATTTCTTGAATAGGTACTTTGCCTGGATTCATATCGCCATCACTTGTAAAGCTTCTTCCAATAACAGATCCTGTTTGGAAATACATGTTTAAGGCTTCCTGTGGGTTATAGTTTGTTCCATTACCTAAATCAATTTCAGCTAGTCCATCAGCATCTAAATAAACACCATCTGGAACTAATCTAGACATTACTTGCTGTAGCTTCAGATGAGTTAACTGAATCATATCAGCAAAACCAGTTATTCTTTTTACTAGCGAGTCAATCTTACCATTGTACATTCTAGGTGCAACTATAGAGTAATTCATTTTAACCTTAGTGTAATCGCTCTTAGGTCTCATCATGTTTTTAGCCATCTCCCACTTAAGTAACTTGTCGGTGCCAAGTATCATAGCTCCTTCATAAAGGCACTCTATAGATCTAAGCATTCTACCATACCCACCCTCTTTTTCCTCTGGTGGATTGTACTGGTCATCTCTTGGTATAATTTTATCTCCACCCGTAGCGGTTTCCTTAACTTTATACACCTCGTTCATGTAGGTTTTATAGTTAAAGTATATTACTTGTATAGTGTTGCTGTCTTCCTTGTCGTAAGAGTGAGTTGAGTTGTAGTTGGATCTATTGTTAGATTTATTCTTCATTATATCCTCAAGATCACTATCTGATAAATGAGGGAATTGTTTTGCTAACTCATTAACCGGAATAGTTTTTACTTCACCAACATAATATATATCTTCAAAATAAGGTGATTCAGTGTAAGAATAAACCAAGTTAGCTGGATCTACATAATCTATAACAACTCCTTCTGAAGTATTAAACGAAGTTTTAACAGCTCCAATACCTAGAACCGTAAGATCGTAGTAAAATCTTTTTTTAATTAACTCATAGTTATTGCCTTCAAAC